GTGGAAAAACTGAAAACACGTTACCAAAATTACAATGACACCGTAGAGGAAATTATTCGGCTTAATAACAACAAAGACATTTTTGTTATTCGTCCTTCTCATCACTTACCTATCAGCCGTATTGAAAAAGATGTTGAGAAAGTGCAAGCGATGTATGATTTGGGGATTACCGATGCTAAACGTGAAATGGCGGCACTTAAGGCATTTTTAAGCCGTTAAGATGGAAAAAACATAAAAAAGAAAAGCCCAATAAGCGAACTTATTGGGCTTTTGCATCATGCGATTAATTAAACACGTTTGAAATCGAAGTATCCATTTTAAATTAATTAACTAATTTATCTTTAAAATCAATAAAATATAATGCCAATACCTATTTTATTTCCGATACTACAATGATTTTTCCGAAAACTTAATGTGACGTTGTAGGGTTTTATTGAGCGTATTGAGCTATATGTTAAAGATAAAGGGCATTGCGCCCTTTTTTATCAGACTTCACTAAACTCTCTCGGCAATTGCCGTCTCTCAACTTCCGAAAGATACGCTTGCTTGCAATGATCCTTTTGCCAGAAAAATAACTTATTAATTGCAGTGTGGAAGAATTTCCATTTCTTTTTCGGGCTTTTCGCAAGCATAGCCCCACGATACGCACGGCTTGACAATGTTTCGTCTGGACTTCCCCAAATTAACGCGTTAAATAGTTGATCTAAGGCGATCGCCACATTTAACCAGTATTTATTCTTCATAGTTAGCACTCCAGCCAGTTGAGAAATCATAATTAAGCGGCTCTGCTGATTTCAGCATTTCAGCGCGATGTTTTTCTGCATTAATGTGATCGGCATTTTCGTCAACGACCATTTGTAGAAAAATTTCATTGAGTAAAGTGCGGTTCATTTTGATGAAAGAATTGTCGTAGCACTTCCAGTCAATTTCACCAAGTGAATCAATCACTTTATCTAAGCCAAGATACTTAGTCTTCTCTTCCTCGCCAGTTTGAAACCACTTGCCGACTCGAGCGATATACACCCCGCCCAAGCCGTTTTCATAGCGTTTTTTCTTGATTTTTCCCACATCTCATCTTGCTGTTCTGCGAGACGTTGAGCTTGTTTTTCTTCATCTACAACCCACTCGTTACCGTTCCACATATGTAATTCTGTCGGCTGTTTAGCAACTAAGATATACTGTTTTTGAAACTGAATAAGCTGTTTGTTATCAAGCTCTGATTCGTTTTCTACTTCTATTTCTACAAAATCATTTAGGTTTTGTGGTTCTGGAAAAATTTGATACTGACTTAAGTCCGTTTTAAAAAAATAAACTTTCATATTAATTACTCGCTGTGATTGCTTTTAAATAAAATCCGGATGAATCAATTAGTTTAATCTGTGTGTCATTCACAATTTCTATCTTAAGATTCCGCCAACTGCCCTCAAAATACCCCGCATAAATAAAACGTTTCTGCTGCACTTCTGAAATTTTTCTATCTATATAGCATGACACCGCTGATACATCGTTATTATTTAAAGAACTATTGACAGACGGTTGTAAATAAAAAACGAGTTTTTTATTTATGACACTTTCAGAAAGATTCAAAATACTACTTCCCGCCGTGGTATTTCCTTGCCATATCTTGCGCGTCGTTGTAGCGTTATTCTGTAACTGACTTTCTAACTGACTAACTTGCTGTTCTATTTGTTGTATGTTTTGTTGATTCTGTTGTGATGAAATTTCAAGTTGCTGAATTTTAACGTCAGCTTGTTGTAGATTTTGCGCAAGTGTTCCCGCATCTAAAGCCCCAGCATTTTCAACAACACCGAATGCCTTGATCCAAAATTGCACATCGTCAAATGTATTTTTAGCTTTAATACAGAGCTTTAAAACGATTGACTTCGGTCTTGTTTCAGCACCGCCAGTAGCCATCGGGCTATCCAACAGCGGATGCATAAATCCATTATCTGGCAAGTTATCATCGGTAATAGTGGTGGATCTTAATCTTGAATCTAAGATTGTTTTTGTTTTATCATAGAAAACGCTACTATCCAGTGAGTCAATCCAGTGCGATCTGACTTTATGAACGTGTTTTTTAATTTCATCACTTTGTGTTTCACCGACTGACAAATTGTTTGCTGCATTACGAATAAATCTGTCTTCCGCGAGTGGCACATTTGAAATAGCACCATATTTATCAACAAGGTATTGATATAATTCAGGATAATTCTGCTGTGTAACAGTTGTTCTGATAGAATCAAACGCAATCCAGCCGTCAGGTATTGCATCTGTTGTAAAATACGCTGTCATACCAACATCAGAACGAGTAAGGTTTGGCAATCTATTGCTATTTCCGTTTACAGCGTATAAATCTGGGTATGTTGCTTGATTAAACGTCGTACCATTTGCTTTTAAAAATCCCGCTGGCGTAATGTTTTTGGGGAATGAAACAATTGATCCAACTGGTAAGCCGTCACTAGTAACAAGCTTCCATTCGCTCCACGCCCCGCTAAAATCGGTCCTATTTCTTATATAAATTCGTTTAGTTTTATGCGTTGTATATTCTTGCATCAACACATAAGCAGACGGCTTAACAACTAACGAGCCAGCTTCAGTTAACGGATAATTTTTATTGCGTTCAGCTCTTGCAGTCAGTCTTTGTGAATAAAAACCAGGCGTTGTCACGTTGTTTAAGTCTTCAGCTGTAAGATCTTTCACAACAAAATCAGTAATGCCATATCCGGAAAGTGTTGTTGCTGGACTTTGCTTTTCATTTGCCAAGTCATACGCGTCTTTCACTGCTTTTGAGCTTGCGAATTGTGTTTCACTGTCACTATTTGTTGCAGACGACGGCACAGGCTTATTAAGTAACACATTGTAATCGACTGGTAACTTGTACTCAGTCGCCATCGGCACCCACTGCGTGCCACTATATTCTTCAAAAATTTTACTTGTTGGATTCCAACGCTTTGCTTTCATTGGAATATTAGTATGAAATCCACCATCTAGAAATGATAAAGCCGCACTAATGGCGGCTCTAATTTCATTTGGGAATTGCGTGTAATGACTATCTACTGTCGGCTTGTTAAAATCTGCCATATTTACTCCTTTTATACCCCTTTTACGACCCAACCCACTTTACCGCTTACGCGATTTCCATTCTTGTCGAATAAGAAAACGTAAAATCCTTTTGGTCGTGGCTCATCTTTAAAATCAGATGTGGCAAAAAGCGGTTGTGTTGATTGCGGTGTGAGAACTGGAACGGATGCATCAATAAACTCTGTTGAGAATGCCACCCACGTTCCATTTACATCACTTGCGTTAGCTTGCACCGTTCCACCATCAGTTTTCTGTTTCTGATCGAGCTTCAAATTCAATTTCTCAATAACAACAGGTTTCTGAGCGTTAGTTACTGTTATTCTGAACTTGATATATCTGAAATTAGTTTCATACACAGATGCTTGATTGTGTTCACGCCAACTATCACTTGCCTTTTCTTTTACTGCGATGTAGTAGCTAATATCATAATTACCCGCACTCACAATTTTTGGAGTGAGCGAGATCTTTGACGAAGCTAATACTGTACCGTAATCCATCTCTTCTTCGTAATAACCACTTATTGCTGTTGGTTGAAGATAAATCGGGAATCCAGCATTGATTTGCGATTGTGGTGTCGTGAAGTTATTAGATTGAAAGTGTTGCTTCCACGTCTCGTTTTTGATCGGAAGATAAAGTTTACCGTCAATCTTATCTGATCCGTTTTTTACTCCGTCGTATTCGCTGTTGTAGTCGTATTTCAGTATGTAATCAGGCGGTTGTGCAACATTCGCATGCGTGAACTGAGGCTCGCCGCGATTTCCTGCGCTATCTACACCGACGATCCAGTATTTGTACAATCCACCAACGGTTTCGAATTGCGGAAACGCTAGTCCATCAATGTTGGTAATGAACTCGGCAGTGTCGAACGTGTCACCTTTTTTCAGCTCGTAATAGACTATCGGCAATGTTGCTTTCGCACTTTGCCATCTCAACATGACGTAGTTATCAATAACTTGTTGAGAAATGCTAACTTGTGTCGGTTGATGAATGATCAACTGCGCTTGCGCCGATGCACTTCGATTTCCACCGAGATCGATTGCTGTCACAGTGAACGTCTTGTTACCGCTAAAATCCGCTTTGAACTTAAACGAGGTACTTTTCACTAACGCCAGCACTTCATCATCTTTCTTCACTTCGTAAAGCTCTGTCGAAAATGAACCGTTTTGTGTCTCACTCCAAGTTAACAACACTTCGTCACCGACAATTTCGGCGTTTAGATTGATAACTTCACCGCTTGAAATAGTGAATTGAATTTCTGTTGGCGTTTCAGATCTCACTTCTGATGAATCAACCGCACTTAACCAACACTTATGATTGCCAGCTTGAATAAAACCGAGATTAAACTCATTAGCTTTGATCTTCGCAACAAGTTGCGCTGATTCATAAGTGCCACCTTTTTTAATCTCGTAATACTCAAGATCGATGTCGGGTGACAAATCCCAAACCAAGAACACACCTTCTTGCGCCACCATTTTGTGACGCAGGTTAGTAACATTGTGTGGTGGACGTAGCTTACCGATTGGCTCATATGTTGTTACAGGATCATCATGTGACCATACACCCAAAACGTTACTTGTTTTGATCCGAATCTGATAAGCAATGCCATCTCTAACATTTGGAATGTCTACAGATGTTAGTGTTGTCGGCTCTAACTGCTGCCAATTGTCATTACCTGCGCGATACTCAACTTGATAACGCGATGTGAGCGAGGTTGCAGGCTCGTAACTTACAACGATCTTAGTTTGAATACTACCACCCAGTCCACGATAGATTTCATCACTGATTACGACATTTTTAACGCCTGTTTCTAGCGTATTGTTCGTTGTATCGTATTCAATTAGGTTCTCACCATTTTCAATATGTGAAAATTTTGACGGATTGTAACTTAATGCACTGATGGTATAAGTGCCACTCTCACCCTCTGCTACTGCAACAACACGATAAAGCTCAGGCTCAATGTCACTACTTGCAATGATCCACGTACTATCTTCTGTTACAGAAGTGAACGCTGGATTGATGTTAATTTCTGTTAAACTGCCACGTTGTGTAATGTTGCGTTGTTCAAGTTTACCCTCTTCATTCACAATGCTGATTGTTGAGGCTTTGGTAATTTCAACCGCTGCATCAAGAATGATTTGATTAACTGTTGAGCCAGTTTTAACGCGGCCACCTCGTCTTTCACCTGCACGATGAACGTCTGATACTTGAATCACCTCACCAGGAACAGGAATTGCACCATCTTGACCGCACGAGAATGTTACTACTTCACTTTCGTGTTGCTCTGTATAGAGTAGCCATTTACCGAGACGTCTCGCTTGTCCGCGTGAAGTGCAGCCAAATGCGACAACTTCTGTTTGTGAAATATAGCCCATCTTTATAATGGCATCGGCATCTTCAATATACTCAACGGATTGCTTATAGAATTTTTTAGGATCGTTCCATGTAACAAGTGCGACATTATGTCGCGTTTTAATATTTGAACCAGAACGACTAAACTGGCCATCTACAACGTTCGTGTTGTTGAACTGATACATCGGCTCTTTCGGTGAATCTTGAACAAGTATTTGCGTGCCGCTTGCCCAGTAGCTCATTGCACGAAAGACTGACGTCAGATCGCGTAGTAATTTAATTGCTTCTTGTCGAGTCTGTATATACGCATTGCATGTAAAGCGTGGCTCATATCCACCAAAACCGTCAGGCACTAATTCATCACAATATTTAGCAATCTGATACATCGACCATTTGTCGAGCATATCTTCTTTGATGTACTCACCTGCGCCGTATTCTTCGTTAATGAGTAAATCAAAATAGATCCAAACGGGATTGTTTGAGTATTTAACAACAAAGGTGCCATCCCAGTCGCCAGTATATAATCGAGTAATTGGATCGTAATTTGACGGCACTTTTAACTTAATTCCACGACAGTGATAACCGCGAGCGGGTATTGAGCTGAACTGTTCAGCGTCAATCTGTACGCCAACATAAGCCACTCCCGGATAAATTAGTTTTTCTTCAAAAACAGTCGTTAATTTAGAAAAAATCGTTCTATTTTGTAGTGTCTGACTGTTTGAATCTTCAGTTAAACGTGTAACGCGAATGTTCCAAGGTGCTTCGCCTGTTAAACGGAAGCTATGTTCACGGTTATATGAGGTTGTTGTCTTACCGCTAATAACAATCTTTCCGGCATCAATCCATTGACTACCATTTGCCTGATACTCAACTTGTAATTCAACTTTTGTGCCGTTAATATCGCCATTGCTTTTATTTTGATGACTTAATCCAGGTACAGTAATCGTCACTCGAGCAATATCAGCTTCTGGAGCAGTAATAGAGCGGATGATTGGCTTATTCTTTTTAACCTCAGTGTTAATATCTGTTGTTACTTCTGTCGTTTCACAAATCTCGGAAGGTGGTTGTTTTACAGTACCTGTGCGATATTCGATCGCAACGTTTTTAAAGTTAAAATTCCCATTCTCATCTTGAAGCGGAATATCACCAAAATAAACCGACTTTAGCCCGTCAACAGGTCCACTAATCTCGCCACAAGAAATAACATCAATAAATTTAGCGTAAGAAAGTGAACGGAGCGAGTCTCTAGCTTCTACAGGTGTTCGTCCTCCGCCACCACCTTTACCGCCTTTACCACCCGTTATTTGCATATTAATTTATCCTCGACTAATGATTTTTTTGAAGCCTAATTTTCCGCCAGTCTGTTCTGATTGGCGATTCCCAATTGGGATATCTTTATCAGTCAATCCAGCCGATACAACAGCAGAGCCAACAATCAACTCACCATAAAGCAGTGGGATTGGCTGACCTTGTTGTGTTGTATTCACGGCACCATTGAACAAGTAAGATGGCTGATTTTCAGGACGTTCTTGTGGACCGTTCATTTTAGGGATGGGAGCAAGTAGTTGTGATATTCCACCAAGTGCTAAAGAAGCTCCAATCATAAATGGCACAATAGCAACATTAGCTAGCATGCTCGTTCCGCCAAATGTCGATAGACCAAGAAAAGCAGGGTTCCAAATTGATAAACCAATCAGTGCGGCACCTGCGATCAGACCGAATAATCCACCACGTTTCGATCCTCTAAAAACAGGGATAAGATGAAATTCTGTCTTAGCTCCGTACTGCATTTGAAACTCTTCTGGCGTGCCCTCAATTTCTTCTTTTTGTGCTAAAAATCGATACATAATGCCGTGTTTTTCTGAGTTTAATAAGAATGCCTTAAAACCCTTTTTTAACGCACACAGCGCACGGATTGCCTCAGCTGGTGTTTTCACAGCTAACTTATGGACCTTGCCAAAGCGTTTACCTAGCTCACCCTTGAGCCGTATTTTTCGTATGTCGCATGATGTGCGTTGTTCTGTCGCGATAGAATTGTCCATATACGTCCTTACTTGATAGTCGCCCATACAAATGATGACCAATCAAGCCATCCCCGAGATAAACACCCGCATGATTTGGTACAGTCGCATTGATTTGCATCACAATCATGTCGCCAACTTGTAAATCATTAACTTGATAGAATCCTGCATGTTCGAAGTTATCAACATAGAGATTTCCGCCCTCGTTCCACCAGCCATCAACTCTATTGTAGTTCGGCAGTTCAATGCCCAATTCTTGTTGATACCAGTCGCGCACGAAACCGTAACAATCCGTCATGCCGTGAATAAATTTTCGTCCGTATAAATCAGGAATTGCAGTAATTGCTGGCATAAAATGAGTTGACACTTCATCGTCTTCTAGCCCAATAATGCACCATTCAAGCCCGCTCACTTTGTGCGCGTCTTGGTCGGCAATGCTCGGTAAACAGCTTTCGTTTGGGTGCGAGTGAACCACCGTTCGAATTTCACCGATTTTTCCGCTCGCGCGTAATCATCAACACCGATCAAAAATTCTTCTTCAGTGTCTTGTGCGAGATTAGTACAAGCAACGTACTGCAATTTCCCTTTTTTAAGCACAAAAAACCGCAACTCTCGTGCGGATAACTTTGCTTTGCGTGCGCTATTGCATCGTCAATATGTTTCATATTAAATCCTCATGTATGCAGCACTCGGAAATCCGCCAAACGGTAGTTCTGCGTGCTCACCAAAATGCGCCTTGCAGTCAACTAACGTTTTTGAGCAAGTCGGCTTATCGCCTGTATATCCACAAAACTGTCCCTTGTATTTGTGCGTGCAGTAATGCGCCACAATCTGTCTGCGCGGTAACTTAACGCCCTCAAGGTCTGTCGCTGGCAACAACTCAAAGCTGACTGTGAGATGATTTTCTGCGGTCTTTTGCGAAATATAGAAAACATCGTCTGGCAAATGCGCGTGTGGATCTGCGGTCAAATTGCCATTTTCAAAATTCACTGCATCAAGATAGATAATCTTCGTTCGCTTGCGTGTGAGTTTTGCGCCCTCAATGCCTTTTAGTTTTGCTAAAACTAGCGTAATCGCACCGCCAAGATTCGAGAATGTAATACTAGGTCTGACTGGATTTAATCCATCAACTGCAAACCCATCAACTTTCACTGGATAAGGCGTATATTCTTGCCCTTGCCACACAATCGCTTGACCGAGTGGACTCTGTCCATCGTGGAAACGATAGACAATATCGCCAAACTTAGTGAGATCTAACTCAAACAATTCAATCCAACCGTGTGCGGCGTATTGTTGAAGTTGTCCGTAAATGCTCATATGCTTGCCTTATGTTATTTATAATGTCTCAATAAAATTCACTGTAAACTCAAATACTGCTCCATTCTCTCTATATGACCAAGATGGGCAAAACACCTTAACATCTCTGTTTTCAGTTTTGCTTCGCCATAAAAAACTTTTGTGTCCACCATGTGATTTCAGGAATGTATCAATTTGATTTTTAACATCAACATCACAAATTATCCTTAGATTTGAGTATTTACATAAGTCAGAATTAATACCTTTTGATGTTCTCTGACTATAATTGTCACCAAACTGTACTTGATTAACTGAAGGCTCATGCTGAACGTCATAATTCAACTCAACATTAAAATCAAATCTTTCCATTTTTACCTCGCTAAACTTCCACCAGATCTCATTTGTAATGTAAGCTCTTCTCTAACTGTTGCTTTTATCTGTTTTGTTAATCCTTTAGCAAACTCGGTTAAACTTACTGTATCATCTTTGTCAGAGCTAAAATGATTTGTTTGATTGATGACAACAGTTACGTTTCTTTCTTGTGCTCCACCACCACTTGACTGTTTATTGCTGAAAACTCGACCAGCATTACCTGGTATCATATATTGAGTTCCGTTATTGGCTTTAAAAATCTCAGGTTGATTGTTCTCACCAACCCTATACATTTGATTTGCAGATACAGGACCACCTTGCTTACGACCAGTAACAGCGAGCGTTTTAGCTAATGCAGATGTTGTTGTTATACCAGCCTGTGCAGGTGCGGCATTAGCCCCTTGTGTTGCAAGAGAAACCATAGATGCTGCTGGAGCATAAGCTGAAGCAATAACCGCAGCTTGAGCAACTTGTGCTGCAGTCGCAGCCTTGGCAGCCATTTGACCCATAATCATTGATTTAACGTGCGCCATTCCCATTTCAACAAGACTCTGCACCACGCTATTCAAAACAGTATTGGCAATAGAAGATAATGCATCACGTAGAGACATCGTGCCGTTTAATATTCCAGTTAGCGTTGTTGTCGCGCTTTGCCCTAAAGCTTCAATAGCCGAGCCAAACATATTCGCGGCATCACTTGATTGCTTCCATTCATCCCATTGCGCTTCAATTCTTTTATGTCTGTATTGTTCTTCGATTGTTGCACGAACAGCTTCCGCTTCTGCGATAGACTGAGGGTATAATGTTTTATACTCTTCTATCATTTGTAACTGTTTCTGGTGTTGTTGTTCTAATGCAAAAACTGGCGACACTTGAGCTTGCAAGGAATTAAAATTATTCATTGCGGTTGTAGCAGCATAGATGCCTAATGCTAGCTTCTCTGCTGCTATCTTTTGCTCTTCCGTTGCACTCGCTCCAAGTCGCATTACAGCTTCCATTTTTACAGCTTCAAGGTTCATGCCTTGTTGTTTTAAAGCAACAATCTCATATTGATTACCAAGCTGCGTTAGTTGGTTTTCAATTTGCTTTTGTGCTTGTTCGCTTTGTTTTGCTGCCCTTTTTGCGGCTGCTTCTGCTTCTTTCCTTTTTTTAATTCTTTCTTCTTCTGATTCAACCACATCATAGTTTGCATTGATCTGCTTGATTGCATTATCAATTGATTCTTTTGACGCACCAGAGTTTTGTGCTTCATAAATAGCTTTTTCTCTTGCTGTTTTGCCAATCGTATCAGCATATTTTTTTGTAGTGGCAATAATCCCTTTTAGTCTTTCTTCCCCTCCCTTCAAAGCGATATCAGATTGCCTTGTTGCACTATCAAGATCTTTAAGAGCAGCTTCTAAAATCCGCAGCGCACTTTCCGCATCCAAAGCAGCTGAGGCACTACTGCTTACTGTTCCAGTGAGTTTTGTTAAATTATCGTTAGACCATTTGCTATTCTCACTTAATAAATATAACGCTTTGCTAAGAAGAACTACGTTTTCTGGTGATGGATTTTTAGATAATTGACTAAGTTGTTTTAATAAGCCTATAGCTTCTGATTGGCTAATGCCTAGCTGTTCTGACATTTCAGAAGTAACAGTGCTTAAATTGGCGACTTGCGCTATTGCACCAGCATATGAATCTCCCATCTCTAAAACAGCTTTTGTGACATCTTTTCCTGTTTTTGAATAATCATCTAATTCTTTGATTGCATTCTGAACACTTGCTGTTCCATTATTACCAAGAGAGCTAACAAGATTATAGATTTGTCCAAATGCCTCTTTTGCGGCAACGCCAGCAGACTTTATAGCAAGCCTAGCCTCTATCATACTAGAAGCTATTTTTGTTCTTGCTGCTTGCTCATTTTCTTTTGCTAACTTAGCTAATTTTTCAGAAAGCACATAAGCACCCTCACTATTCTCAGTTAATACTTCACCTAGTGCTTTTTGCGCTTTCTCTAAATCTTCTGTTGCGTTCGTGGAATCAAATAAATTTGGGAGTAAAGCTGTTCCCATTGCTGAAGCAATAGCAAGGATCATACCTGCAATAGCTCCCATAGGACCAAATATAGAGAGGATTTGAGATCCCTGTTGCCCCATTATTACGAGAGCATTAGTTCCTGCTTGAGCTTGAATAGCAATATCTTGGAATTGATAGCCTAATTGTTGGATAGCAGCCCTGCCACGCTTCATTGATGATGTTGCAGCATTTACAGAGCTGGCAACTTTATTCATGCCGCCACCTAATTTGTTTGATGCGCTATCTGCTTTTTGCATTGCTTGTGTAACATCATTTGTTGCTTTTTCTAATTTACCTAAAGCAATATCAGAACTTGTTGCTGCATCAAGTAATTTTGCTGTCTCGATATCAATATCGATATAAATTCCAGATATTTTTTCGCTCATATTTTCTCCAATAAAAAAGCCCATTGAATGTCAATGGGCTTATCCTCATTTTGTTACATTAAATTTTTGTAATCCTTATCGCTCCTAATTTCTTTCCTTCTTGACTACCTCTTGCGTTATAGAAAGCTCGGTATATAAGGAGTAAATCAGATGTGTTAGATATTACTGACACACTATCTATTTTTGCCTTTCTTAGTGTAGATAATACGGTTTTTATTGCTAACTCAAAATCATCAACAAGAACACTCTCTTTGTACTCATTCCCACTTTGTCTTATAAAATCAATCTTGTATGATCCTATTTTATCTAAACAGCACAACTCTTGAATCTGCTCTGAATATATTACTGAATGGTTATTTGGATCTTTCAATCTTGACTCTTGAAAAAGCAATAAACATATTACAATTACTGAAAAAAGAACAATTAGTAAGACATTCATTATTTTTGCATCCATAAATCACCCTATAAAACTGAAAGCATATAAGTTATTTGAGTTAAATATTTAAAAACTAATGCAAGTATCACTTACAATATTTATTTTGCATAGCATTAAACATGGAATCATCACTATATTGAATAGACGTTTTAGTTGATTTATGGTCATAATAAAAAGATTTTTTACCTTTATAATTAAAATAAAAATCTTTTTGAGCTCTTTGGTAAATATAATCACTCTCAATAGGATTGTTGATTATATCTTTTCCAAAAACTTTTCCACAAACAGCCATGCTATAAACTTTTGCATCACCAAACTTTATATCAGATGAAAACTCACCACACATAGATAGATTGTCTTTTGAAATCTTTTCTTTTATTAATAAAGACGCTTGTGCAACACTAATACACATCCTCTCATTTATACTAGCTCTTTTAAGTAATTCAGCTTTTACAGCTTGTTGCGCTGATTCTATAATAATTTGATCTTTAGCTAATACGTAAACAGGAGTAAAGAAACAACATAGAGAGCAGATAAGTAATTTTTTCATAAAAATCCTCCATATAGAATTTTTATAATATCTCAATTACTTTTCAAAGTCTGCTCTCTATTTTTATAGTAATCTTCCATAATCTGATCGTATTCTTCTTCTGTGAATAATGTCGATTTTTTCTGTTGTTCTGGGTATTTAGATTTTATTAACATCTGAAACTCAGTCATTGTTAGATTTTCAGCATCGGCACGACTTAAACCAAAATGACAACGTGCGGCACTGATATACTCCTCAACGTCAAACTCTGATGTATATTCACTTCTTTTATTTTCTTTTGTTCTCAGATCAATATTACCGATTATCCCATGAAGTGCTAAATGTTTAGCAAGGGCAATAACATCTTTAGTGTTAACTGCTCCTATTCTATAAACTATACCCTTGTTGCTAGGCTTGTAATATCCAAAAATACCTGACAAGTCACTATCATTACAAGCATTCAGTATAGTAAGTGCGCAAGATAAGATCTTACGTCCGAGAACTGGACTAAAAGCAATATTCAAAGCATAAGCCTGTACATCTTTATTGGCTTTTAAGCTCTCATTTAATAAAAGCGTAACCTCTTTACCAAATAAGACAGAATACACATTTACAATATCCGTCGGTGTACCTATTTTAGCGATATTTTTAAATGACGGTTTGAAAATATATTCTTTATTGTTGAACGATAAAGAAAACTCGCCTGTACTTTTATTTGCTTCCATAAGCAATCCTTAAATTTAATTATCAAAGGCACTCGTGAGAATGCCTTTTGTAATTAAGATGTTGTAATCGTAACGCTAGAAGCGTCTGCAACCTTAAATTCTGCTGAAAATGTAACTAAATCATTCGTAGGTGCTTCACTACTTAAAGCGGTGATAACCATATTCCCGGCGAGTTTTACTGAACCGAATTGTAGTCTTACCCACACAGTGGGTTGAGTACGAGCTTTCACAGCATTCACATAAAGCTTAATGAGTGCATTGATGCCGATCTCATCTTCTTTATCTTTTTTACGAAACTCGCCCTCGACACTAATGCTTAAGTCTGAGTTTGTTACTAGTGACTCAGGAAAACCGCCTGCATCATCAGCTTCAGATGTGACAGTATTTGGGCTTAAATCGAACGATTTAGAACGAATTGCGCCACCTGGTTTCCAATCACTTTCTTGAGGTGCAGGCCCAGCCCCTGTTACTGTCGTTGCATATTCTAAAACTGCCGAACGCCCGACAAATTTCGCAAAATCTTTTGGATTACTCATTTCTCTCTCCTTTAATTATCATGCACTATGCGAAACTGTAGTTGCATAGTCATTCTGTTATCAGATGTGAATATAGGACCTGGTACTCCCCCTATATTCTCTATATAGCCAAACTCTGTTATAGCGTTTTTCTTAACAAACTCAATTAGCTCATTTGCTTTCGTAGCTACACTGTACCCTGACTGAGCAGAGCCAATGATTGAGATAATGATATAGCTTTCGCTTGATAGCCCATCTCTTATTGGTGTTCCGCCATTATTCTGGAAAACAATGTACTCAGACTTTTTATCACCATTATCTTTCCATTGATGAAGTTGAACTTGAAATAAACTAAACAAATTGCTAGAAATAACATGGCTTTTAAATACATTTAATAAGTTCATGCCAACTCCTCTTCTATAATTCGTCTTATCTCAACCTTAATATCATCATCTTCAATAGCTTGTTTTAAGAATTCCTTTCTAGCTGTCGCCCTTCTGAACTTTTGTTTAACTTTTGGATCGTGAACAAAAACAGCATATTCAGCGGAATACCCAACTCGCCCTGAGATAACGGAATCTTTAACTGAAATTTCTTTAAATTGGCTATTAATTAATGTTGATGTGTCAATTGGTGTGTAAAGTGCTGAACGAATACCTATAATCGTCACAATCCTTGCTGCTGCCCTTGTCATTTTCTTAGATTTGACCTCACTAAAATAAACAGATAGTTTCTTTTTAGCCTGAGAAAAACCTCTAGATTTAACAGCCATATATCTACCCTGTCATGAGCACAAAATCATCACGTTTACGATCGAATGTGTCGGCATAGCGAATGATGCTAATGATTTCATTTGCGTTGGCGGTGAAAGGATCTATTTCATTAGACTGTCCAATTAAAATATAGTCGCCTTTTTTAGCCTTATCATACTCAGTCCAGATTGTATTTTTAGCTACAGCTTCCCTACCTACACTACTAGTAGCTAACTTGCTGTCATGACCATAGTCGCAATAAATAAAAACAGGCTCGGAAAATTCTGCCTTTCCTGTCTCATAATTATCACCAATTTTGTGCCATATCGTAGCTTGCGCTGTATATGCCCAATTAGCAGAATTTGACATGATTACCCTACAACCTCGAAAAACCCGACAGAATTTGATGCAATTGGTAAATCGTTCATTACTCCACTTCTGTCCAAGTTAGCTAAAAGGCTTTTAAGTCTTTTAAAGCTATCATGATCATAAGTAAAAGAACGTCCTGCACCACTTGGGGCACTTTGAGAAGATAGCTTGCGCCCACCTTGATTAATAACTAGCAAACCAACTGAGTATAATTTAATAAGAGACTGGGTTATGTCATCATACCCAGCTTTATTTAATTCACTATCTTTCTCATCAACCTTTTCTATCAATAAAGAAAGAACCACATCAGGAACGCTATAACCTAGTTCACCAATAAATTCGTGAATATCTTTAGTTTTTAGCTCCGCCATGTTGTTTACCCTCTTTTTTCGAGGTTTCCTTCCCTTTATTGCTAGTTTCGCTAGTTTCGCTAGTTTCGCTAGTTTCGCTAGTTTCGCTAGTTTCGCTAGTTTCGCTAGTTTCGCTAGTTTCGCTAGTTTCGCTAGTTTCGCTAGTTTCGCCAAGAGTATTGCTATTTTCATTTGGCGTTGCAACTTCGAAAGCATCTTCAATTTCAACGACCTTACCAACGAGCCATAAAGGCAGCGTGTCACCCTCAAACACATCGCCCTTTTTAAGCTCGTGGCTATCGTATTTTAATAGCCACTTTGCCATTTAATACCCCTTACGATTTAGTATATTGGATATATCCTGCGTTACCATCATGATCAAACTTCAATTCAATAGACAACGCTGCCATAATTTTAAAGTTGTAATCGTCTGTTTCGTTATGACGGGTGATTGGACGAGTCACAATTGGCATACCATTTAAGATTTGATAAACATCAGAACGTTTAACGATTCCTAACACTTCATCATCAAGCACGCGCATAGATGGGACGATTTTACTAACACCTGGAATTGTCATGATTTTTGTTAAAATACTACCCTCTGATTTTTGTTCAGAATAATCAGTTGTTGACCAACGGAACCAATCAGAATAGTTAACATAGAACGTGACAGGCGACATAAATTTTTTAGCGTGGAACTTGCTAATGATGTCGCGAAACAGCTCATAAACTTGTTTAGCTGTTGCTGTGCGCAATGTTAAGTTGTGCGTACCAGTCATTCGACGAGGTGCTGTACGTAAACCATAAAGTTTAGAATCGCCGACAGAAATTGAAGTATCACCATTTAACATTAGATCTTCGATTTTCTCAGCAACTTTACGTAAACTGTTCGCGCGTGGTGCAGAATCAATAGAATAACCCTCAGTCTGCGAAGCCAACATATCTCTCCAGCCATAACCAAATGTTGAATCAATAATTGGCAATGGTGTTCCATGGTATTCGAACACTGGCGCATCAGTTTTAGCAGAAGAACGACCATCTAAAGAGATGTTAACTGTTCCGCTATCGCCAACAGTCATGAAGTGATGTACAAGCTTACCTAGTGGCATGCTTTTATTGATGGGCGACAAATCATTAAAAATAACAAGCTCGTCACGTTGTAATTGCACAGCCTCACGGTCCCATTCAGCCCAAACATCGCGCGGAAGTGTTGAGGCATTACCCTCAATTAATCCACCTTGTTCGAAATTCGCCGCCATAGCTGCATGTTTCTTGTCGTAATTAATACGCTCATTGATGATAAACTGCTCTTGTTCTTTTGTGAATTTCAACATTGTTTAATTCCTTATGCTTTTACATACGCGTTAGCGACGACAACATCGCCCCAACCTTTTTCACCAGTGATCTGGCGTTGTTTTTGTTCATCGAAGAAGAATAAAACAACATCACCTGCAACAGCTTTCGCTAATTTGCCACCTGCTTTTGCAGTTAAAGCATCACCAGGCTGATAAGTGTCATCAGCTAATTGAGCGTAATACTCATGCTCAGGCTCTAAGCGAAAAGCAATTGCTGTATCACCTTTTGTATATGCCTGATCAATTGTTTGCCCAGCAAAGCGACGATTAGCCAATAAAAAACGGCGACCTTTTGCATCAGTCGCCGCTTCTAACTTCCCAGCGTTCAACTTCACTACGACACCAGGAGAAGATGTGTCATTAATCACAAGATTAATTGTTTTTGGTTCGCGCTCTACTGGACCGCGATAGATAACATTAGCCATTACTTAGACTCCTCTTGATTTAACTTATAATCACCCCACTGGTTTTCCTCACTGTTTGCGTTTAGTGAATTATTTAACCCGTTTGAGTTTTTTGTTTTTGCGAACATCTCTGATAATGCTTCACCGCTTAGAGAATTGACTACAGCATCAGACAAACTAAATTTTGACTTAACTGCTTCTCGCATTTCTGCAACTTTCGCATCTTCATTTGCTTGCAGCTTTTCTTGCAACGGAGCAATGGCGGTTGCTACTGCTGTTTTAATTGCCTCGTTAATTTCACTATTAATAGTTTTAACGCCTTCATCTTTTGGCTTGGCTTGAAGCTCGTTATAAGCCGATAAAAGCTGATCGTCGTCTAAACCCTCAGTTTTCACGCCAGCGGCATTAAGTGCTGATAAGATTTTTTCTTTCATTATGTTTTCTCCATTAGTTTTAATTTCGTCATAATCGACTTTTTTAACAACTTCAATGCGCTCACCAACAAAGCTGACTTGCGAATTGTCATCGATTAGGTATTTCTGCTTATTATTTTTCCCATCATCGTTATAAATAAAATGCGATGGATAAACAGATTCAATCCATAACCATTTTTTAGAGTTATGATCGTTATTTATTAATTGCAATAGAAGCCCATGAATTTCCTCAAAAGACAAAGAGGAATTTGCAGAAAAGAAATATTTAACTTTATCTAGCAATGTTTCTTTTGTGTAATCTGCTGAGTCAGCAAGATTTACAAACTCAACCTCACTTTCTTCCCCCTCAGAATTTACAAAGATGCCTACCCCTTGTTCTGGTGTGGCAGCACCTTGCTCATCAAGCAAAATCGCAACATGATCAAACTGCATATTTGTTGCAACCCAATCATATTTTTTACCTTTTGAGTTACCTTTGCGATATTCCTTTTGTAAATTTAAGCCAGTTGAGATGTGTATTGGCTTTGCAGCTTCGTTAGAAGTTAAATCCTCTAATGCCTCAATTAACCGTTTGCCGCTATCACTGCTATTTGCAATACGTTTATTGACTTTCATATCAACAAGTACTTTCTCACCCTCTTTTCTCGCGTTAACGCACCATGCGCCGACGTAGAATTTATTAAGTGCAATTGCTTCATTTGCTGATATGTATCGCCCATCTGACTTAGGATGACCTAGTGGCATTAACTTACCATCTAGCGTGCTATATCCCTTATCTATCTCGTCTGCTGGATATAACCCCTTATTCATCACAATGTCGTCAATAACAGGGACAATATCAGATACAACAATATGCTCATCACCCTCAATTATTTCATTTGTGATATTTTTAGAGTTAACAACCGACAGTACGTTAACAACACTTCGTTTCATTGTTTTGATCCCTCTTAATGGGTTTTTAACCAAGCTTTACGTTCATTCTCATACCTTTTTAGTGTCGATAATGGCGTATCTTCTTTGATAATGACCTGTGATTTACAATAGCAGTTAAATCTATTTCCATCTTTTTGATACCACGCTTCTTGCTCCTCCGGCGTAAACACTCTTCCATGCCTTTTAGCATGAGTAACCCGAGTTGTGCTTTTTAATGCTGAAATATGTAATATCCCAGCATCAAGACCAAGTTCGTCCCTAGCTGCTTTTGCTTCTTCCCATTCAGCTCGTCTATAAACATACAATTGTTCTGTTTGAGCCATTTTTTTAGCTCTAGACATAGATATGTCTAATCTCTTACTTATTAGTTCAGCTGTTTTTTTAACATTAACACCACGTACTACAGCCTCACTAATTGTGTAGATTAGATCTGATTTTGTTTGATAAGTAAGACCACGCCATTGTTCATAGAATAATTGTTGAGCAATAGCTAACCTTTCTAAATATGGTTCACTGAAAAGTATTTGATAAAGCGGTCGTTGCGCGAGATATAAATCAGATTGTTGGGACAATGATGAATGAGTTGATAGTGTCGCAGCCTTCTGTGATTCTTCTAAATACAGCTCAAACCACAGCTCACCCGTTCTACTTTCTTCTAACAACCAATCTTCTAAGATTTTTTGTATATCATCGCTGAATTTAGCAAATTCTTCTGATGTGAAGTTGTAATCATGTTCATTGCTATTTACAAAATAGATCGTCGGTACCTCTGTAAACTGACTACAGACGATCGCCGACTTTTCATTAACCCCTGTAATCGATCGCGGTATTACGTTTCTATCAAGCAAATTTTTGATATCTAGCTTTATTTTGTAATACCGCCCCTCAATATCAGAGAACATCTTACGAACATTACGCCCCATCCCGATTGGGTCTGATTTACTTCTCGGCAAAATCGGATTTCTGTTTGTCTTTTTCTTTCTCATCGACTAACGGATCTCCTTTTTTATCAATTTCAGGTGGCTCTAAATCATTCTCGTCTAATGGCTCAAGCTCCATGATTGCTCTTATTTCGTTAGGGTTGATCGCAGAGATACCAAACGCTCTCACAGAGCTTTCAGCAACGCTTGATAATTCCTTAGCATTTAAAATCTTCTCTTTCTCACTTGGAGCCAACAGATCAGACCATGTGACCGTTACTTCTTCGTTTTTAGGCGAGTCTAAAACACCAAATTTAATTAATCGGTTTATAAATTTAAGAATTAAATCTGTTAAGAATGTGTTCCGTCTCTCGTTACAGCGACTAGCCCAGTCGTTTTTATCTTCATCAGAAGCTAAACGACCAGTTTGTTGACCGAACAGAATAGTAAATGGCATGCGAACAGATGAAGCGAATAAATTCGCTGAGACTGTCCATGTTGGCATTGGATCTGCTGGTGCAACAGATAAGACGCTAACATCACCTTCCTGCATGACTAACGCAGAATCAGTGCCTGAGTTTAATTTGCTAATTTGCGCATTCATCGCATCAGCTAAACCGTCATAGCCTCGACTTTTAGCTTCACTTATTAAAGTCGCTAAATCTGTTTCTTTAGTTAATTTAACACCAAGTTGACGACTTGCATTTTTTAGAAATCCCTCAGCACTACCACCAGCGATTTTCTCAATATCTAAGAGATTGTTGTACCCTAATCGCAATAATGGCACACCAGAACTTGGGTCTGAATCATCAGAACCCTCATTTAAAACAATAACTCTACTATGATGTATCTTAATGCTTCTATTCTGATTTTTACCGAAAGAGGTACCTGCTTCGTCAAATTGGAAATATAAAGGATCGCCGTAGTTCTCGCTTTTTTCGTCAGTGTCCCATTCGATGACTTTTAATTGAATTTCCCAAACGGGTATCAATTTCACAATGCCTTTATCTTTTAGTGATTTTAAAGACAAGTCGTCGACAGGTTCATCCCATGCTTTTCCATCTCTAACTTGAAGAATTAAGGCACTATAATGACCGACAAGATTTCGTCTGTCAGCTTCTTTTAATTGTTTAAAATAACGCTTGATTAGCTTCGTTGCAGAAAGTTCCCATTCGGAACTCTCTTTATCCTCATCGCTTTTCTCGCCATCTATAACAATTGGCATATCAGACCAGCACTTATCAAGTAAGCGATCTATTGCCGCTCCACCAGCCGACATTCTTTGATATGCTTCGAAAAAGTGACTGAATGAGAGTTTTTTAGGGTAGCCAAACTCAGAATACAAACGAGGGCGTTTAGTATTACCTATCACGCCCACATTGGTTAAATTTCTCACTCTGTTCGCTTGTAGAGCATTGTTAACAATAAGCTCAGCAAGCTGATTGATTTCAAATTCTTGGTTCATAATATGCGCTCATGTTAACTAAAGAAAATACCTGCTGCATTTTTAGATTGAATTAGCGGATTTAACGCATAACGAATAGCATCAATATAATGATCGTGCTCATCAAGCACTGTAGGTAGTACATCGCCTGTTAATCTGTCTGTTTTGTAACTGTACAGCCTGAACTCGCGCAATGTTTCTTTGCAGCGAGGATGTATATAGACTTTCCTATAAGATTTGATGTGCTCTATACCGTCCTCAACCGATCCATTCCATTTTTTAACTCCCTCAATCCGAGGGATACCGTTGCGTTTAAGGTGGCTAATTGATTCTGGTCTCGCTGAGTCTGCACGCAATATATATTTTTCTATATCTGGCACCCTTTCTTTCATAAAACCCGCTGTGTGATCTAACTCCAAGCCAGTTTTGCCTGCCTCATGCTCAATATACAAGTTATTATCAAACACCCAACACTTAACTACAGCAGTTGGATTTTTAGCAAAGCCGAAATCAAGCCCAAAATATGGACCGTTGAAATCTTGATTTGGTTTAAATTCTAATTCTTCATATTTACCTTTAAATATTTGAGCCTCGCTTGCCTCTAAGTAAGCACCTTCCCAAATCCAACGGTATGTTGCATCATCAAGGCGTTTTTTATCATTAAGCCTTTCTTGCTCTAATACATCAGGAAACCATGGATTATCTGTATAATTCATTTCAACAATCATTGCATTTTCTGGAATAGATTGACGAAAGCGTAAATCTGTGGCTGAGCCTTTCTTTTCGGGGTTCCATGTCACCCAGACTTCAGAATTACTTTCCCGTACCGTTGGCAATAGTTTTCGCCACGCTATTTCGCTCACGCTTTCCGCTTCGTCTACCCAAGCTAACAAAATGCGGGCTTTAGATTTGATGCTATCTAAATTGTGACGTAAGCCAGTAAAAACGTAAGAAATCCGACCGCACTTGGTACGAACAAATTTTTCACCGATTTCGAAAAAAGCTTCTAAAAAGGGCTCAGAACGAATCGCTTGTTTGATTTCTTCCAGTGATGAATCTTCTAATGAGTTCATAAACTCACGACCACACAGGATCACACCGCTTTCGTTATTCATTGCACGCTGATACGCCACAACAGCAGTCATTTTCGCAAATGTTCTTGTTTTTGCAGAACCACGACCACCAAAACTGCCACGATAACGCATATTCGGTTTAGAAAAAACGGGAATAAGCTTAGGCGGTATTTCAATCTGGGTTTTCATCGGCATTTACCATCGGTGCGACTAACTCTATGACTGTTGGACGATTGAGAGAGCTGTCTGAGTTTGTATGGTCGATAACTTGCTTATCTCGCCATTTTTCTGGCTGTCTATTTTTGAGCCAAAAAATAGCTGATGTTGGATCAGGTGGATAATGCTTTATCAAAGGCGTTTCAACTATTTTATTTTCTATTACCCGAATATCAACGTCAGGTGCCTCATAACCCAAAGCTCTTTTGTAAAGTCTCTCGGCCACATTTGCATCCGCTAGCATTTTTCCCTTTTTTATGGACTCCAAGAATTCAGGATATTCATTCTTCCAGTTATTTAAAGTGGACTCAGATACCTCAAAAAATTAGCAATATCCTTATCTGTTGCTCCAAGTAGACACAATTTCTCTACTTGTGCTACATACTCAGATTTATATTTCGTTGGTTGGCCACGCCATTTAGACGTGGATTTAACCTCGTCTTTTTTTGGCATAGGTAAATCCTTTTTTAAATACTTGTTTTGTGTGTATATGTGTGTATAATAATACTTGATTAAGACAAAGGAGGCATCACGTGAACTCACACGACTTAATCAAGGAACTGACAGCAATTGGATGTACTGAATTGAGATGTAAAGGGTCACACCATATATGGTATTCACCCAAAACAGGAAAGACGTTTCCTGTTCCACATCCCAAGAAAGATTTACCAATAGGTACTGTTAGATCCATAAAGAAATCGGCAGGGCTTTTATAGCTCTGCCGAGTCCTATCTAGGAGGTTATATGTTATTTACCATTGGCGTTGAAACGCCAAAAAATGAAAATGAAGCGTTTGGCTTATGTGTGCCTGCGCTTTTTAATGAAACTTACTCTTGTTTTAGTGGTGCAGATACTGTCGAAGAAATTGTTCCAATGGTAACTGATGCAATCCATACCATCTTAGAAATGATGGTTGAGAGTGATTTTGATATTTCCCAAATTAAAGATTTGGGCTTTCTTCACTATAAAGAGCAAGAAGATTTTCAATATTGCGATAGTTGGTTACTAATCGATGTAGATATCACTGCTTACTTTGGTAAACGCCAGCGTGTAAATATTGTATTACCGCAATATCTAATTGATAGAATAGACCAACGTGTAGCTAATAATCCAATCTATAAAGACCGTAGCCATTTCTTAGCAGTAGCTTCACAACGAGAGTTATCATCATCTTTATAATTAAAAGAGGCATAGTGAAATATCTATGCCTCTTTTAATTCTGTGCATTTTCCGTTTGCCACTCTCGAATCTTATCAACTCTATTTAAGCAAACATCTCTTTCACGTTTGAGTATCACTGCGTACTTTGAAACGTCACCGTAAGTATTGCCGTTAAACCCTGTTTTATCTAAGTGCGCAAGAAGTGCAGCCGGAATACTTGGGCACACTTGAGCTACTGGCTTACTTGCGCAAGAAGTCAACAATAGAACGAGGAGCGTTAGCATTGTAAGCGTCAGCACTCTTTT